TTCTATCTCACCTGGAACATTCCCCCGCTTCTTAATAGTTTGTTCTTTAGCATCTGATAAAACTTTCTGTAATTGTTTTTCAATTAGTTTTTTCTCAGCTTCACTAAGATCATCAAACTCTTCCCAAGTACTGTGATCAGGAACATCTCCATTATCTATGTTGTCTAGCAACTTGTCCATCTCATCATTCCCACAGGTACCATTCTTATCTTTCTCATCTTTAAGCTGTTGTAGTTTATCATAATAATATCTACAACCTGCTTTAATATCAAGATCAAGATCTTCATAGTCATTTATATTTATACCTCCATCTGGCAAATATTCTGAATCAATATACTGATTGATCTCCATGTCCATTGCAACATTAGCAAGTTTCTTGTTTCTAAAAGAACCAAAACTTACTAGATGTCCAAAGGCAATATGCAATAACTCATGCTTGAGTAATCCCATTTGATGCTTCTCACTAAGACTTGTCCAAAACTCCTCATTGATAGCCAACTGATAGTTGATACCATTCTTACTCACACCTGCCGTAGGAAGATCTTTTCTCCACATTTTATTGAGCATAATAAGAAAGAACCCATAATAGGGCTCTTTCAACATTAGCTCTTTACTAATTTTACTTAGACTCTGCTGTTTGTCCATTGTCTTTTAATTTAATTGTTAACTCAAACTTGTCTGTCGGATATCCCATATTGTCCAACATTCTACCAAGATTCATCATAAAGTATTCTAGAAATAATTCTATAGAATCTTTAGAAGCATTATTCTTGGTCAGTAATGATAAGATATCACTTGTTGTAGGTTTTGAATCCCATCCACCATTGTAATCATGTAGCTTATTTATTATAAAATCATAAACCTTTTTACAATCTCGTTCCCACTCGTCTAGTCTATAGTTACCATATCTAAAAATAACAAGTATTTCTCCAAGATTGGCTTCTAAATCTAGATCTTCTAAAACTTTGTACACCAGATAATTATTTTCTTTATCTGGTGACTTCATCATATTTACTAAATTTTTAACTTCATCTCTACTTAAAATCATTAATCTTCAATATTTAAAAAGGTAATCAGATCTTGGACTTTTTCAATTATATCATCTTTAAGTTCATCTGTAAGTGTTTGTAATTCTAAATTATACAACCACTCATTAAATTCATCTTCTGTCATTAGTCTTCAATTTAGTAATTTATCAATAGTGTTTTAATCAAACCTACAGCACTTACTTTATGAAATAAATGAGCAAGTCCTCTTAGATCATTAATGGTAGCGCAATTTATATTTAAATTTACAGTTTCTCCAATATCCGGAGCTGACAATATCTTTATCATATAGTTGTTATCAATACCATAATCCTTAGTCAGAAATAATATTATATTTGGAAAAAAAGCATGGCTATACTTTTGATTTTCTACATCAGAGCATATCCAGTCATTTTCTAACAAACTTTCATGTGTTATTTGTATTACATCTTCCATTAGTCTTCAATTTTTAAAGTTTTAATCATCCACTCTGTAGGTGTATTTATATTATCCACCCATTCTTTTGCACTTGGTATATAACCATTGCAATCCTCTTTAACATGTTGTTCTCCAACATATCTTGTATACACTGTTTTGCCCTCTGAATTTTCAAAACTTGGCCCAAACTTTTTCTCACATTCAAATATTCCCTCACTATGATGACGGAACATTCTATGTTTACTGTGTCCAATCCAAGCCTTAGTTTCATCAAACCACTCATGAATTAACTGATAATCAGATATTTGCCCACCCCATCTTCTTACTGATGATTTAGCATGTTCTAGTGGATGTGACATTATTCTTCTGTGTTTTTAAATAAATTACCCTCATGTGTGTAGTCTTCAATTTCCACAATTCTAACATTGTTATTTATAAGATATTCACCTGAAGGAACTTTAATTAATAAATCTCCATAACCACCTTCATTATTCCACCAATCCTCAATATTATCAAGTATTGTTTCATGGGCAAAGTTCTGAATATTTGCATCTGCACTAGAGTTCAATGTAGCAAGAGCTATATTTTCATCCCACTCATTTAGAAGATCAATATCAGAAAATTCTGCATCTTCTTTATCTGTATATACTATAGCTTCAATAGCTCCACTATCTCCACCACCATCATAATGTATTTTAATACCAGTAACCCCCTGATCCGCTAATTGGATCAAGACTTCCATTAATTGTTCTTCTGTCATAATTATTTGAATTTGTAAAACCTGCCTAGAATATTTCCATTCAGAAACTCATCACTCTCAAGTACTCCCCTAACAAACTGATACTTAGTCTCATAATAAGTAAGTTCAGTCTTAGTAAGACATATCTTGATAATGTACCTTCTAATGTCTATCCCGGCTTTATGTGCAGCTTTTAATTCTGCATTGCTACTATAATAATCTATATATGATAGCTTCTTTTGTATAGTATACTTTTTAGTTCTTTTATCCTGCAACTGTTCTACAGCTCTCTTACCCATTCTCTTCTTTGTTGTAGAATAAAAGTTCTTCTTTCCAATATACCTTACAAGCTTTCCATTTATTATAGCCTGCATCTCATACACAAAACCTTCTGCTCCTTCTGGAATCATGGAGTTTTCAAAGTCTTGCCCTTGGTATGACCATTTACTCATAATAATGCTTGTTTTAATAACGGTAATAGATTCTCTCTAACTTTATCTATACCATGTACTTTAATAGCATCTGATAAATCCTTCTCCATCTCTAGAATAACATATTCAAAACCATATCTAGATTTGTATTTCTCCGCAGCTTTTATACCAGCCTCATCATTATCAAACAACACACATACTTTCTGATACTTAGAACTAATGCTACTCATTATATTCTCTGGCATCATAGTATTCTCACTGTCTGGTGCAATTGCTTCTGAATTACTAATCTTTAGTTTTTGATATGCCATTAAATCTTTAAGTGAAGATGCAATAATTAAATAAGGTTTATCAAATACTAATTGTTCAGTACCTTGTATATAATCTCTTACCTTGATAAATTTACTGTCTTTTACTTTTGGCTGATAGATCTTATAGAGTGTCCCATCATCTTTAAAATACCCATACATATAATTGCCCTTGATAGTTATACTTGACACAACATCATTTTCATCTGTCTTTGTCATCACATAATATTCTAGTGGAACCACATTATATCTAGACAATAATCTAGAACCAATGTGATATTTCATCCAATATTTTTGATCAAGAGTATTCCAGTGCCGCATCTCATAATCAGTAACTTTAAATTTACTGTGTTGTTTATAAGACTTTATAGGATTATGACCATTGTTTAGAACATACTGGTTATAGTCTTCTATAATCTTATAACTTGCGGAACCTCTAGTGGGTAAATTAAATAGACTTTGGACAAGAGCAATAGAATCACCACCATTACCTGAAGAAAAATCTTTAAACTTATAGATACTATTTCTGTCAATATAAATACACATAGAAGGTGTCTTCTCCCGTGGATTAAATACTGACTTCATTTTAATATCTTGTCCTGTGAGTTTTTCTGTTAGGTTAAGATAATGTTCAAATGCCCATTCTCTTGGGACATCAGTTAAATCACATATTAAGTTTTTTGTGGAAATCATAGCAACCCAAGTTAAGTAAATAAAGGGGCCATTACAACCCCTTTATTTAGGAGTTGTTAATCTAAACTAAAGTCAGAAGATGTTCTTCCTGGTGTTGGAAATTCATCATCATCATCACCAAAATTATCTACTGGCTTTACCTCAATTTTCTTAAGGTGCTTAGCCTCGTCATACTTAAGAATTCTATCAGAACCTTCTTCACCATAAGCATACTTATTATTTTCAGCTTTTGGTAACCACATGTCATATGCAGTATAGCCAGACTTGTTCTCATATTCCTTACCGGCAACACAGAAATCTAGATACTTATCTTTAAGTGGAGCATTGTTACTAAAGTTTCTTACAAAATCTTCAATTGTATTAAACTTGTTATCCTGCTCCTCAAACCAACTCATTATTCCAGTTGCCTTAGACAAGTTAGCCAAGAACATCATCAAAGATCTATCTCTCTGAATTTTAATTCCAGACTTAGTTTGCCCATCAGCATATGCATATTGACTAGCTTTTACTCTACCAATCTGACCCTTATATCTTCCTTTGCTTTCATCATCTTTATCAATCAGAAAACCTTCAAACCCGTCAATTGGTTCTGTCTCAACATTTAGTATTAAGTGTTTAGCACCATCAATAAATTGAAAGTCTTCTAACGTAATACTGTTGATTTTTAATTTGTGATTTCCTGGGGCAATAGTTTTTGCCATTCCACCACCACCATTCTCATTTACTAGATCTTTTGTACTTAAACCCATTTTGTTTGTTTTTTATTATTTATACACTTTATTCCAGTAAGTCTTTAACTTACCATCTTTCATCTCAGAAATTATTATTTCTTCATTTTGCAAGTGCTCTGGCCTTGCACCACAAGTCACTTCTTCATTAGTTTTAAAGCTAAGAATGGTTTCATTACCCTTTCTATACATATAACCAATTGCATCTGCGTTAGCACAAATTAGAGATTTTATCTTGCCTGTCAAATCTATATTTGCAGACATAACCATCTCTCCTTTATCATCTACCTGCTTGTCTTTAATGTGACCAGATAAAATAATATGGGGAGCTAAGGTATCAATAAAATCTAAAACTTGAAAGAATGCTTGCCTAACATATAAGTAACCCGCACCATTAGGTAATGTAAGAACACTGTCTCCAGAATAATTCTTACCCATTGATGTTTGTTTATATAAGTTAATTGCAAGTGGCATAACCATATCTTCTAGAGCTGTAACAGTATCAATAGTAATATATTGATATGGATAACCAGCATCTTTGATTGCTTTGCCAACTTCTTTCAACTCCTGAAGATTATTAGCTTTGACTTTAAGTGCTTCTACATAGTCTGCACCATTCTCTAAGTCAATAATTAAATTATCATCAAGACCTGCAAATGCAGTTGTCTTACCTGTCTTAGGCTTTGAATACACAATTAATCTCTTAGGATTAACCCTGTTAGCTTTTACTTTTTTAGTTGGAAGTACTATACCCATGTTATTTGTTTTTTAGTGCTATTGCAAGTTTTTGAAATCCAGCTGCAATCTCCAGTAAAATAGCAGATACATCATCAGAGCCTTCTATGTCTTTCATTTTGGGAACAAACTCCTCTTCAAAATCTGGAAACACACTTAGTCTCTTTTGTTCTTTTGGTTCTTCAGTTCTCTGTGTCTCATAGCTATTGTAAGGAATTTCTTCAGACCCTTTGTTTACACAAACAAGTTCTGAAGTTGGAACAACATATGCAGAATACTCCTCGCCTCTAGAATTTGTAGAAGTTTTAACTTCATACTCTTCCTTAAAATAAGGATTGTATCTATACTTGAATAGTGGTCTTTCCCAAAACATGGAAACCATGTTTGTCTCAGCTCCTCTTGCATCCCTCTCAATGTCCACTAATTCTATATAGATATCAGTACCCTTGTTTAATTCATTTTCAAAAAACTGAATCTGTCTTCCAAACTTACCTTTGCTATAAAATGCAGTCTTAGCTGTAAACTGATGACCACTGGTTAGTTTTTCTAAAAACTTTGAGTGATGTTCCATCAACTCTTTTTCTTTTTCTTTTCTGTTATACATAATTTTTAATTTTAATTTGATGTAGGTGGTGGATCAATTTCCATAAGCCTCATGACATTTCTATCTAACTTGAAGAAGTTCATACCCATAAAGCCATTTCTAGATTTTAGTATGTGAAATACTAATAAATCTGGGTCATTGATAATATACCTCTCAGGTCCATAGAATTTAAGTTTTCTATTGGCAGGACGGTTAATACCAAGCACTACATCTGCATGTTGTAATAAAGCATCAGAACCATATAAATCAGAGTCAAGAATATAGTTTCCATATGTACCATTTTTAGCTCTTTCTATAGTTTCAACATTTCTGTTTAACTGACTAAGAACCAAGAATGCCACAGGAAACTTCTTCTTCATTTCTGTAAGGGCTTCACCTAATGTATAAAGCATCTCAAACTTATCCTTCTGCCCCTTACCAACCTTAAATAAAGCTGAATGATCTATAGTAACTAAAGTATTTGTAAATCCATCTTCACTTTTATGCTTCTCCATATAAGCATGAATAGTAGCACACATCTCATCTACTGTACATGGATCATACACCACATCTACTATATCATAACTTGCTGTACTATCATAAAATTCCACACACTTTTGAAAAATACTTTTGTCAACAGGTTTTCCCTTACTCATCAGAGTATTGTAATCAGAACCTACATTCATAGACAATTTTCTAATACCATTTGTCTCATCTAACATCTCAAACTGAAACTTTAGTATTCTGAACTTTTGGTCAGGATTAATCATTATGACATCATTAACCAATTGTTCCATAAATAAAGTCTTACCGGTTCCTGGCCGAGCACCAACAACTGTAATAGTTCTCCATTCTAGACCATCACAAAAAATATTATTAAAATTTACCCAAGCTGTCTTCAATGATTTTAATTCACCATTGTGTCTAGCTTTCATTTTATAGAGAGCTTTTTTAACAGCATCTCTTTCACTCACAGCCTTTAAAGGGCTCGCATTATTATACATATTCTATAGATTAATTTTCCGGGGTACCTTCTATTGAAGGTTGAATTCTTTCATATAAATAATGAGACAAAGTAATTATAGCTTCTATAGCTATATACTGCAAAATGCTCACTTCTATAATGTAGTTGTTAATTATTAGATACAAACACACGCTCCCAATAATCCCAATAAGTAACTTCTTTAAATTTATATGTATCAAAATAGTCTTTCTTTAATAAATATTATTTCATCATCTGGTTTGTTTATAATCATTTCACAATAATCAGCTAAATCTGAGTCCCAAGTTTTGTCACTGCTTTGCTTTCTAATAAAATATTGAGATGTTCTCATATACTGATAATCAATCTCCCTGTATTCCAAAACATATTTCTTTGCTGCTAACAAAACTGTTTCCCAATCATAATCATAAGTTTCAAAGAACCATCTAAATGCATTTTCTAAGTTTTTAGAATTAGATCTTGCATACTTACCACTGGCAAGTTTAATACTTGGAAATGTTTCTGAATACTTTTTTACAGAGTCTTCAAAATTATCTCCCAATAAAAGTTTAGATGTTTTCTTTTTTGACTTCTTAAAGAAGCCATCAATCTCAGTAGTAAAGATAATACTTTTATTTGTTAATGTCAAGTCTTCATTTAACCAACCATCAGAAATTAATCTCTTTACTTCTAATTCCTTGCTTATATAAGATGCAGGAATTATACTTTGTTTTACACAATGTAAAACATAATAACTATTTGGAGTAATTCCTTCTCCAATCAATCTTAAAAATATATCTTCCATACTACCAATTAATATTATATCCTGTTGTTTCTGAAACTAAATGATGCACTTTTAAGAATGCATTATCTGAATTCCATTCTCTCTGCTTATTATAAGCTGCACTTGCCGGGTGGCTTGCAAATACTTTGTGATTATTATCTCCAACATATTCTGCCCACTCTTGTGCTTTTTTACCAAGGTAAAGATATGTAAGTTCTTTTTTATTATGATTAAGATAGTCAAATAAATTTGCTGTAAATTCTTGCCATAAATCATAATGTTTACCTATCTTACCTACTTCAGTTGTAAGAGATGTATTAAGCATAAGTATACCCTGTCGGGACCATTTTGATAAGTCTAATGATCTATCATACCCATTTGGATATAATTTCTCAACTTCATTTAACATATATCTAAGAGAAGGTTGTTCTTTTTCAGATTTACTACAGCTAAATGATATACCATCAGCTACACCTAATGTAGGATATGGATCTTGTCCAACTATAACTAGTCTTAAATCATTATATGGACATTCTTCAAATGCTCTAAATAAATCTTTTAAAGGTGGAGTAAATCTTTTATCTTCACTACTCATTTTATAAAGCTTAGTTAAAACTTCTGTAAACTCAGAACTAAACAGGTAAGATTTAAAAAACTTATCCCAACCACTAGGCTGAAGTTTTTCAAACATTTTTTGTTTAATGCTATCAATTTCTAGTTCTATTTTCATTTTTTCTTATTTTTGTTAAAATTATTACTATGAATGCAAAAATCAAAGAAATAAAAGATGATGCTTTAATGAGCATTTCAGTAAATAAATCATTTTATTTAATGAGTAAAGCAGTATCTTTTTATTTATTTAATAGAGTTGATGTTGAAGATAAAGATCAGTATCTTAAAGACTTAATGACTAAGGAATATCAAGATCTAGATGATCTTCAACGCAGTATTTATACAGTTATTTTACTTTTAGCTGAAATTGAAAGACAAGCAACTGAAACTAATCAATTTGAGGAAAAAGAAATAACTGAAGATAGTATTAAGCAAGATTAATATTTAAATCCTTACCAATTTCAATAGCAGATTCTATTGCCATTGCTAACTCTTCTTTGCTACATTCTTTAAAAGACTTACAGTATTCTGCACCACCTCCGTCATAACAGAGACCAGAATGCTTTTTAACTAGAACTTTCATCTCATCAAATGTATAGCCAGATTCTTTGGCTAATTCTCTAATACAGGCGTGTATCTTAGCTAATTGTGCTAAGCTACCATTGTCTGAAGTTAGTCCCATAAAGACCTCAACTTCCTGACCATCTTGAAGTTTATCAAGAAATAATTGATAAGAAATCTTTGTGCTTTCATTAATATGCACTAAATTTCCATTCTTCTTTGTAAGTTTGAAACTAAACATACGGTATTTTTTATTATATTATTATAAGCTTATGAATAAAAATCCAAAAAAAGTAACCAAGGAAACTACTAAGATTATTTTAGAATATCTCAAAAAATTCCCTAATTCACCAAGTAAAACTCTAGCAAAAAAAATCTATTCTGAAAATGGGGGATATTTTGAAAAATTTGAAAATGTGTATACTAGAGTTAGATATTACAGAGGTCAAATAGGAAAATATCATAGAGAAAGATTGAATAATAAAGAGTTTCAAAAAGAACTTAAAACAAAAGTAATGCAAAATTTTGTATCCTTACCAACATCCTTATCAGAAAAGAGAGGAACATTCACATTTCCTACAGGATGTAGAAAACTTGGTGTTATTGGTGACCTCCATATACCATATCATGATGAAGATGCTATAGAAACTGCTTGTGATAAAATGGAAGCAGAAGGCGTAGACAGCATCTTAATCAATGGAGACTTACTTGACTTTTATCAGCTTTCTTTTCATGAAAAAGATCCAAGAAAGATTCATTTTAAAAATGAAATAGAAGCAGGTAAACAGTTCTTTGAGTACATGCGCTCTAGATTTCCTGGGATTCCTATTTATTTTATACCTGGTAACCATGAAAACAGGTTTGAAAGATATCTTAGAATAAAAGCATCTGAGTTACTTGACATGGATGAATTTAGGTTAGATGTAATCTTACATGTTGCTGAATACAAAATAGAGTATCTTCCATTTAGAACCAAAGTTATTTTTGGTGACTTCCTTATAGAGCACGGCGACAAGATTCCTGGAGCAGGTGGTGTAGTACCAGCAAGAACTGCTCTAATGAGACTTAAAACCAATTGTATTGTAAATCACTTTCATAAAAGTTCTCAAAGCTCACAAAGAGTTTATGGAACCGGTGAGTCTAGTACAATAAGAGCATATAGCCTTGGATGTCTGTGTGAATTAGCACCAGATTACATGGAAATAAATGAATGGAATCATGGCTTTGCTATTCTAACAAAAATTGATAATTTAGTGTCCGTAAATAATTACAAAATAGAAGGCAACACAATTATCTAATGTTTCTACCAATAGTACTAAAAGACAAAGATGGAGAGTATATTGAGCATCTTAATATAACTCATATTACCAGAACTTCATTTGTTAATGTGAGAAACACAGATGCAGGTACTAGAATCCATTTAAGAACAGGAGAAGTTTTAACAACTCCTGTCCCTATGGATATAATTCAAACTGAAATAGATGATTGTTATAGATCTGCTGCTGCCATGATAATGTTTAATATCCTAGCAGAGAAAGCACAGCTCTCTAAAATTACTGATGATGTTGATATCCTTGGTGGACAGCAACCTGAACCAGATGCTCTATAGCATATCTGTTTAGTTCAGCTTTAGTATCCCAATCAAAGTTATATACTTTCCATTCACCATCCAGGCTTTCATCATTTGCTGATGAAATTAAACTTAGACCTGGTAGTAAATCTAATATGTAATAATAATAGTCATAGCCATTCTGGCTTTCATCATCTGAGACTTCTACTTTATCAAAGCCAAATTCAATTAATTCTTGTTCCGTCATCTTTATATTTGTTTCTTAAATATTCTGCCCAATCATTTTGTTTTCTACCATTTATAAAAAACCATCCAAGATTTAATTCAAACCATTTTATAAAAGTTTTCATTTTTCTACCATTGTTTGCATGAACACTGTATGATTCAGGATTTCAAAAGCATATGTATATTTTAAATCTTTATATACTTCATTCTCTTTAGAATATATCCCGTGTTCTTTGATTCTTAAATCTCTTAGATTCTGTATGCTTAATGTTACTATAGCAAGATTGTCTCCATCTTCTGATTTCATCATGCTTATGATGTTTCTTATTTCAGCATCATTTAGATAATTGTACTTCTTAAGTAACATTAGCTCAGCCATATATACAAAGGGCCGGAATTCATCCTTCTTAGACCCTTTATGGTACATATACCATAGATAGTTTAGATTACCATCTGCACCATCAGTAATATTATAATGTTCTTCGGCAATTGCTGCCACAAGTTTTAGCATTTCTTTTGTATCTGTCATAAGTTTTATTTTAGAAAATATACCGTATGGTGTTCCACTGTATAATATCACCATGAAGTTTTCTAAATTCTTCAATATATCTGGGTTTATCTGATGATACATGCCTACTAGTAATTTTCTCTACCAACGTTTCTGAAAGTTAATAAAAGCTGATGCATTCTTATTAGAATCAAATATCTTGGGCATACCATATTTATCTAATACATATTCCCATTTAGTAAAGAACCATAAGAATTTAACTTTCTTTTGTACAGAGAATTTTGTCCCTGAATATGGTGTAAGTTTTACCATTAATACTCTATAACCCTGCTTGTCCTCTCCTTTCCTTAAAATAATCATATGTGTTGGTTTATTTAGTTACTTATCTAATTTAATCTGATTCTCATCTAGTATCTCATAGAACTTGTTCCGGATTCTTTCTACCATATCCCATTCTTCTTGCTTAAGTTCTTCATACTTCCATAGTGTTCTCAGCTCTTGAGATATATCCCATAATGCTGAGTGCATATTACTACCTTGTATAGCAAAATCAAATTCTGCTTGATCTTCCGGTAAATTAAAGGTTATTTTTGCTTTCATAGTTCTTGTTGTTTAAAGGTTTCTCAATTAATTATGTCACAAATATCTCCTATATTTGTGACAAAATAAAAAGTTTATAGACTTAAAATTTGTAAAGTTTTTTAAGTTTATAAGCCTATAACCTGATATTATTCAGGTAATTCTTCTCCATCTTTACCAGTAACTATACCCATTAGCTGTTGCATAATGGCTTCAGCATTCTCTCCCCAGAACATATTACATTCAAATACCTTATCTGTAATAGTATATGGTGGATTTAGGAAGTATGCTTGCCAATGTTCACTAGGCTTTGCAGTAAATCTTTTACACTTTTCTTTTACAGGACATTCAAATCCATGGCATAAAGTTATATCTGGCATATCTTATTTATTTATTGCTACTGTATCAACAATCTCTAAAGTTACAGATATTACTCCAGACTTTACAAAATTTAATTTCTTGGCACATCCATAACTTAAATCTGCAATAAAGTGTGATGACTTTGGAAGTCTATCATTAACCTTTACAAATATTATGGAATCATTCTTTAGATTTGTCACCTTTAATAAAGTTCCAAACTTATAGGTCTTGTGTGCACATGTTAAACTATCTGCATAAAATGTTTCTCCTGATGCTGTTTTCCTACCTGTCCAATGCTGTCCATAATAGCTGACAGTACCTTTAACAATAATTGGAATTGGATCAGCAAAACTAAATAGCATTGCTAATAATAAAATTGTTTTCATTTCTGTTTTTTTTGTTCTAAGTAATCTATAGTAAATCCTATAGCTACTATGATGTTCATACCTAAAGACATTAATATCTCATGGATGTCTTTATATACATTCACGGATAAATGTATATGCCCTACCATCCAAAAAGGTATGGACAAGTTTTGGCTTATCCATACCATAAGATATTTAACAAAGTGCTTCACAATTACTTTTGATTAAACACTGTATTAAAGGCTGCTGTACTGCCTGTCATTTTAAATTCATAAATTTCTGTATCACATGTAGTATCATTAACTCTAATTCTTATAGAACTTGCAGCTTTAAAATCAGCAAGAAACTCTGAGTCTGAATTAAGATCATCTACCATAAACAAAGTTTTCCGATTATCAGATACATTACCTTTTATATTATATTTTTGATACTCATTATTTACTAAGAATGAAATATCTACACTAACAGATTCATCGCAGATATATACTCCACCCATATAGAAAGCAATTCCTTTATAATTCTCTAATTTAAGATATTCATTTTGACCATCTTGTGTATATGCTATATAATATGGAGTATCAAATCCATTCTCAATCTTTTTACTTATCCATTGAGAAAAAGATGTAGTTGTAAATAATGTAACTGTAGCTAAGGCTAATAATAATTTTTTCATTTTTTTGGTTTTTTAATTGTTTTACTTTCTTCTGACGGACTTTCCTTCAGAATCTTTTGCAGTCTCTCCCAGATCTGTTTGTTTATTAGATTGTAATCTGGTTCTTTCTTGCGCTCTTTCATACTCTTGCCAATTATAGATGTTTAACTCTCTCATTTTCAAGAAATCAGCCAAAGTCATATCCTCTGGTATACCATTGTTATTATTCATTATTTGAATGTATGCTTCTTTCATTCTTCCCATGTTCTTTAAACATTTTAGTTAACTCTTCTTTTGTCATTTTACTTGGAAGTTTTTCTAATATTCTCCAATCAAAGTTACCTGTTATGATAACCTTGGTTTCCTCTTCACCAAGATGTTTTATCTCAATATTATACTTACCATCATCAATTTTTTCATTTTTTAATGCTTCATGTATTATATTTACTTGAGAAAGATATCCTTTATCCTTTATCTTCCACCAAAATTCATGTTGTTTAAGTCCATGAATAACAGATGAATGGTCTTTTCCAAAAAACTTACCAGTCATACTAGTTGTAAGATATCTCCTCCTTGTTAAAACATTATATAAATAGTATCTTTTATATACTGTTCCTCTTTCCCTTGTAGTAGATGTAAGATTAAACTCTTCAATGATATCTACAATATCTTTATTAGCAACTTTATAAAGTGCCAACACATCATCTCCCATAAATTTTAAATTAGTTCTAAGTCAGCTTCTTTAACTGTTTCTTTTGTTTCTTCAAGTGCCTGTGATAGTAAGTCAATAGGTAAGAATCTTTCTGCATCATATAGCTCATAAGGAAAAGATTCAGCTGATAGCTTAACTTCCTTTAATAATACTCCAAATTTATTGTCCTGTAATCCCATTCTAACAACTCTGGTAATAGTATATACTTCACCTTCTATAACCCATTCACTCTCAGGCACTTTACTTGGTCTATTTGAAGCATCAATACATATTGCTCTCATATTGTTCTACTGTTGTTTTGAGATCTAAGTTACGCAAACTCTCTGAAATTTCCAACATGGTAAGAAAATCTCCATGTTTTACTGTGCACTTTCCCATCTCATGTACAAGCAAAGCACACTGCTCTGCCTGTGTTGGATGGTGTTCACAAAATCTTATAAGACAAGCCATTACATATCCAAATGTGTTCTGGTCATCATTATGTAGAATAATCTTATGTGTTACATTTTCTTCCATATAATAATATAGTAATTATACTGGTTGTAAATTATAGTTCCGCCATGCTATCTTGCTCTGGTCAAAATCTTCTAGAGCATCTTTAACCCATTTCTCATCTACAGTTCCTATATAGCATAGTATGTGAACAATAGCCTTATCATCTGGATTTAAGCGCAAAAGTCTTCCTATTCTTTGACTAGCCTTACGCTCATTCCCATATGCATGCATAATAATGCCTTGTTTTAAACCTGGTATGTTTACACCTTCATTTAATTGCAATACACATGAGAGCTTTGTAATATTACCAGCCTTAAATTCTTGCAAATTTGTTTCAGAATCAGGATTATTACTATGATAACTATGTGTACACATTCTATCAGCTTGATCTTGAGTATTAGCAAATACAATACACTTGCTTGTTATACTGTTTAACAAGACTTTTGCATATTTCTCTTTGCTTGGATACTCCATCATTGCTTTCATTCTCATTACTCTAAGTATGTGAGGTTGCCCTGATGCTGTATCAATCCTTGTACCCCAATAACCATAGTTTTGCAACTCAGATGTAAGGAAACTTCCTTTCTGTGTTGAGACTTTATAGTTTTTTGTAGTATCAAGATTAATCTCATGCACAATTACTTGATAATCATTAATAATACCCGATTCTATTGCATCATCTGCCTTAAATGTAAAAGCAACTGGACAATATTCAGATACTATTCTACCTTTCTCAGAGTTTTTATGTTTAGGTGGAGTGCCGGTTAAACCCAGCACTCTTCCTGTAAAACTATTTAGAAATGGTCTATGACTATCTAATAAACTATGTACTTCATCAAAATAAACTGCATCAAAGTCATTAGGATTATGTTTATTTAAGCTGAGATAAGTAGAGAAAGTAGCATTTTCTAATACTTTACTTAATCCAAATTTCTCAGCTTCATATCTCCATGAACTAATGATAGACAGTTTGGGAGCAACAATCAGAATACTTTGCAATGGAGAGTAATGTTTCTCCATATGCTTTAAGCCCACAAGAGTTTTACCTACACCTGTACCCAGTACAATAGTGCATTTCTGTTTACCCTCAGTAGCTTTTAAAGCTTCATCTTGTATTTCCTGTCTTTCCATTATTTTGGTAAATTAAAGATTTTAGTTCTGATGTATGTACCAGTAGAATCTCCATCAGTTAGTAGTTTAACTGTCTTCATATGTTTCTCAATATTAGACATAACTTTTGTGTGGTTATATGTTCCATATGCCTGCAAGAATGCTGCAAGAAACTGAAACTTAACACTTCTGTCTGACATACCAATCTTTAAGAAGATATCATTAAATGCTTTACACATTTCTTCTGCTTTTGGATTAGTAATTTGGAAATTACCAGTTTTAATAGTAGAAGTAGTATACTTAATTCCTGCATTGTTAACACCAATTGCAGCTAACATAGTTATTTCTATATCATACATGTTTTTCCATTTGAATAACTTCATATAATCTGGGCGGATCATTTTCCATGCATTGATGTAATTTATCATATCCCAAGACTTGCTTGAGTTATTTAAACAAGCCATTTTTGCAATTAAATCTTCTTCAGATTCAACAGCAATATCAATATGTGGTATTGGCAAACCTTCTCTTTCTAGTGCTGTAGCAAGATGCTGACCATCAATAATATAAGTTTTTACTTCTCCTTCAATAACATTAGTAGTAGCTGTTACAACTGGTCTTACTACTCCCATTAATCTAATAGATGAAATCATCTTTTGTACATGTTTGCTATCAATTCCCCTATTCATAGGAAGTGTTGCAAACTTTGAATAATCATTAGTTAATTTTACTTTTAGTTCTTTTCCAATCAAATTCATAATCATATTTTTTAAATTATTTTAAATAGCCAAGAGCCCTAGACTCTTTTGGATGTGCATGAACCCAGTCATGACAATTTCTACAAACGGCAAGCCATGTGGACTGTACCAAATAAAAAGCATCTCTATTAGCACCAGCATATGTATGATGTACATCTGTGGCATTAATACTACAATCTTTCACTGCTATCTGACATAGACTGAAATCTGTAAGATATCTTTGTCTAAGTTTAAGATACTCTGCATCTTTCTTCTTTCGCTTAGAAGAAACCTGGGGAATTTTATAGTCAGTTGGTTTCTGTACACTGTCACTATCAATGGCTTTTTGGCAACTCCAACAATATTTACAGTATTTAAATCCCCCATGGTTCTTCCATATAACGGTTTCTTTTCCACAACCGTCACATTCTTTAAGCTTTTGCTTCATTCTTTAGTCTTGGTAAAGTGACCGGTGCTTCCTGTAAACTTAAAAAGTTTTTAGGAAGTATACCTTCAGACATAAAGATACTGATAATATCACTCTTTCCAATGTTTAAATCTTTAAAAGTTAAAGTATTAGTATACTTCTCATCTACTTCAGAATAAGTTACCATAGCTTCTGTCCATGGACTTTTGGGAAATAAAGTTTGGAATATATAATTGCTGTATTGATTAGTAACTTGCTGTTTAAAAACATTAAGTACTTTCTGAGCACGCTTATATACATTTAGTATTCTTTGTTTCTTTTTGCTACACATTGTGTCTAGCTCTTCTTTTGTCAGCGCATTTAGGCCATACAATGCTCTTTTATACAGATAGTTTTGGTATTGAGAATACCCATCTGATTCATACTGCATATATGTTTTACCACTTTGCAACTGATAATTTCTAATTTCCTGCTTTAATTTTTCCATTTTATACATTTTTTTCATAAATTAATAATCATACAAATAAAAGGGGGCAGTTGCCCGCCCCCATTTACCTAATCAACTTTATATCTTATAGATTAAAGTCTTGTCCTGCTGCATTTTTCAATGCTTCAGTATTTGCTCTTTGAGAATTTGCATAAGCTGCACGTAATTCTTCAACATTATCATGTTTAATAAGCATATCTTGCATACTACCATCTAAAGAAAATTTAGTTCTTCTGTAGATAGGTAATCCACCATATGTACACACAATACCAGTTTCACCTGCTACTTTCAAATCACGCTCTGGTGTTTTCTTGTTAAATGGCTCAAGTGATTCTTCAACCACAATTTTACCATCTAATTGCTGGCCTGCAAAGAAACCTGAAGCTTGTAAATCTGATAATAATCCAGGTACAATAGCAGATACTGATTTTCTTTTCAAGAAACCATTATCATCAATCATTGTTCTAATTTGTTCTACACGTAGATATCCCCATTCTGGATTTTCAGATACATTTACTACAGAATTTGTTGTTGCATCAGCTGTTACGATTACTTTAGAGTTCATCTTTCTTAATTTTAAGAGTTAATAAATAAATAAATAGATTGTTTGAGTGTAAATTTTACTATACCATTAGTTACTCAAGCTAAGTGATAAGTGTTTAGTATTGCATATCGCGATTAGCAATACTAGTTATCCATTGGATCCTCTAAGTCAATGATATCATCAAATGGTAAATCATCTGATGGTATATCATTAAGGTCATAATCTTCAAGTGGAAGAAAATCTGTATCAATATACTTTTCTCTGGTGTTTTTCTCAACAGCAGAACCGGTAAAAGGGTCTAAGATATGTTCACCATAATCTATAGACATTAAGAACTGTATATCAAGATCTGTAAGTTCTAGATATTCCTCTATGCTTAGATGCACAACCTTCCCGTTTGGTAACTGATATAACATTATTTATTCTGTAGTAAAAATACGTGATAAAATCAAGTATAATTGCTTGTGCAAAATAAAATAATGTAGTATATAGCTAACAATAAAAGGGGGCACTTCTACCCCCTATTATTTGGTCAGGAAAAGCATATTCGCAGGAATACACTGTCTTAAGTATCTAGTCATTGTTTTTTCTATAGTCTAATATTTTGTTATATAGACCATCATTGAAATGTGTAAACCATTTTTTATTAGTAATTCTATTAATAGCTCTAGGTTTTTCATTTTTTGATATGTTAATAGTATATTTTATACCCTGTTTAACCAATTGGTTATATTCATCTTTAACTGAAACAGCAAAGTTAAATCCCATAACAGATGTTATAAGTTTCTCATTGTAATCCATATAAGTGATTTTAGTTAATAAATAGTGATCCTGTTTGGATTCGAACCAAAGACCTACTGCTTAGAAGGCAGTTGCTCTATCCAACTGAGCTACAGAACCAAGAGTATTACTTTTTGAGCTCTAATGTCTCATCATACTCAAAAGTTCCGGACTTAATATATTCCAGTATCTCAGCTTTATAGGCATAGTCTACAACTTTGCCATCTTTAAAGAATAGAGCATACTGTTTATGTCCGTCCATTGTTTGTTGGTATTTGACAGTTCCTGTCATTAAGTACCATAAAAATACTATTTTCATTTAGATAATATTAATCCGTAAATAACAAATGATACAGATGCAAATAAAAACAATGCAAGACCCCATTTGAAACCTAAGAAAATTTTCTCTTCTTCTATTTCTCTGTCTAGTATGTCTATATCCCATATTAGATCACTTACTCTAATTATAACCACATCAGGATCTGCTCCGGACTGGTATGCAGCAATAATGAGGGACTGTATGTCCCTCTTTTGCTCTTCTAGTTTTCTTAATTTTCTGTAAATCATTTGCTTACAGTTTTAGTTTCCACTTGCTTTGTCTGACCATAAGCGTCACAGTGGTGACCGCTGGCACAACTAACAAAAGTTGCTAGTACACCAATAAATACAAACCATAATACTACAATTGCAATTGTTTTCATAATCATAAATTTTAAAAAGGTAAATCTAAATCAACAGGCTGGATATAATTTTCCATACCTAATACACTATCTAATAGTGCTTGTTTCTGACATGCAAGTTTATGCATCTTAGCATTAACTTGATATATTTTGAGTTTTTCAAACCATATCATGTACTTTTCACTTCCTGTTTTATTCCAACCTACAACACCTTCTATTCTATAGAGGTATGGATTCTTTCTGCTATTGCAGTACATGACATTGAAATCATATTCTTTCCTGATTTCAGCAGCATCTTCAGGTGTAAGGTTCATGTTAAGTTTAATCAGAGTGTGACTACCAAATGAATGGTAACCAAAAGGGACAGTTTTATTCATAAGTTTATTTTTAAATTGTTAATCATAATATAAAATCATAGTCACCCAGTGACAAGAATATATAGCTAAAGTCAAATTCAAATACTAAGTCAAAGGCCTTCTCTTCTTCAAAGGCAAATACAAATACTAAGTCTCAATGTTAGCCAATTGCATATAATGCATAACCTGTCTAACGTGGGAGTTCTATCTCAGTTTTTATAGTTTGAAGAGAAGCGGTAATTATTAGTAATTTTAATTTTATAAGTGGTATCACCACAAACTTTATTAAAAAAATTCTTGTCACTAGATATAAAGAGTAGAGGAATCAGCTTGTGCCTATCCCCTACTCACCTAGTATCAGTACACTATTTTTCAGGTGTCATGAACAAGTCAATAACTTTCTGAAATCTAGGATCAACATTGATTCTCAATGCTGCAGCAGCTTTAACATCCAACTCTCGTTGAGCATTAAATTCCATAGTAAGTCTAAGCAACTCACCCTTGTATGCATCCATAGCAAGTCTATATTCTCTGTTAAGAGTTTCTTCAAGACTTAAGAAAGCAGCAGCCATGTCTGCATTCTCACGCTGGATCCGTGCATTCTCATCACTAACCAAGTTTTTAACCTTAGCTTTGAAATAGTTTACACGTTGTTCATACTGACGGTGTTGCTCAGCAATATCCTCATGGATTTCTAATAAATCCTGAGAATTATGATGCTTAGTAATCTTAACCGGAGTCTTCTTACCATCCTCTACATTGAACCATTCAATGCTAGGCATGTTAGATAACTCTTTTCTAAGACTAGACAACTTACCATTCTTATGGATAAATTGACCCAAGTGAGCTGCCATAGCTTCTGCTTGCAAATATTCTGAGTATTCTGCATCAGTAAGCTTAGACCATCCCCATGATTCATCCACAGTATGAATAACATCATAGTCAGGTGCATACTCTCTCTGTGGTTCCACAAGATGAGAGAAATCAGGACGTGTGTTCTGTATTCTCTCTATCTCAGCATCTTTACCCTTGATAGCTTCCATAAGGAATGCTTGGCAAGCATGGAGATCACCCTTGAACTTTAATTTCTCAAGGATATTATCCGGAATCACAGATGGCTCTTGCATCACATAAGACTGCTTGTCTATAACAATAGATTTACTGCAGTTGTTGTAAGATTCCAACTCACGCTGAATCTCTAAAGCATTTTGATTGCACAAGTTACTAATTGATTGTGCTTGGGACATGCTTAAACCCTTGGTAGATAAATTTCTCATTGTTTTTGTTTTTGAGAGTTAATAAATAAATTGATTTTTAAGTTGATAAAGTGAGTAGTTTAATATCATACTCAGGATAAATTTACTTGGAATATTATCTATCTTCTTCAGTAAATCCTGCTGAATCAGTTTCAGGTCCATTATCAATGATAGCTTCATTAATAATTTTACCATCAACTAATCTAGAGATAGAACAAAATTCTACATCATCATTATTTGATAAATGTTGTAGTAATTCTGCATATTCAGATTCTGTTTCTAATGAACCACATTGAGTAACAGTAGTATGGTATAATTTTAATTTATAAGCACCATAAGGATTTTTGATTTCAGATATTTCCCAATCTTGTTGTGTTAACTCAGATAATTTCTTGTCTCTGTTAACAATAGTAGCTGAATAATGATAACCACAATTACTGCAGTTAATATATTCTTCACCTGTCTTGTAATAGAAGTCACTATATGCTTCTTGTTTGCAGTTAGGACATTCAATGTAATCAATTACGCTTGCCATAATTTTAGTTTTAAGTTTAGTTTTAAGTTGATTAATAAAGTTTCTATAAGTTGTTTACCCCTCTGCACTCAGTTATAATATCCAATTACATCAATTAGTAATACTCAAAAGTATTATCTATATCAGATTTCTGGCTTATTACAACTGTCTAGCCTTGGGAAGTAGAAATGGTACATTACAAAGGCTTTAGACTAGTTAGGTCTCACTTACTTACCTTATTTCGAGGTAGCCTTATAAGCAAAGTTGTACTGTCCCCGTTACAGTTCTTTTGCAAGAGAACTGACAAGATGACTATTCTTGTAGGAGCTTGGGCAACACGTATTTTAATTTGTACTCTCACAAGGTTGCAATCCTTGGTCATCGGTTTGTATTATCAGGAATCTAAACCCAATACCTAAGTATTATTAGTTTATCTATCTGTCTGTACCTGCTTGGATGAGAGTATATAAAGAGCAGTTTTATATCATGCTTAGGATAGTTGGTTATCCCAACTGCTCAACAGCAATCGGGATGCCTTGCTTGTCTAATACTCTTTTAACAGTTTTACCATTAGAGTATTTAACATACTGTACAAGGTGTAAGTTACCTTGAAACATCTGAATCATAGTTTTAAAAACTTGACTTTAAGTATGATTTTTCAGCTATATAAATGACTGTACAACAAGTTTATTTTTAATTCTTAGTTTAAAAATGAATTTTTTGTATTTTTTAC